GAGGCTTGTCACCCACAAGGTCAATACAACCAAAAGCGTCTGAACCGTGTACGAAGTTTGAGAAGATGTCAGCGTTTGATGCGCCAGCATTTACTGCTTCGTATTGGTTAGGGCTTTCAATCAAACGTACACCGAGGATCTTACCAAGTTCGCCGTTGTATAGGCGTTCTGCACCATTGTCGTAAATGTCGGCTGACAAAAACGTAGCGTCTTTAGTAAGGTCATAGCTAGTGTTTGGTCCAAGCTTACCCATCCATGGGGCAATTCGGTCTTGGAAACGACGAGCTTTGTTCAGTTTAAGTGTTCGAGTTGCACGGCGTAGTTCTTCAACGCTTAGAACATCGGTAATACCGACATCTGTAAGCGCAGCCTTGCTTCCGGCAAACTGTGCTGTTGCACCTGTGAACAATTCGTTACGTGTGATTTGGTCAAGAGTCTCACCCATGTTCTGACCAACAACTTCGATTTTCTCTTTGTTGTTAGCGTCGATTGAGGTAAGGCTCAAGAATCGGCTAATCTTTACAGTAGTACCGTATTCAGCAAGTGTAGCTGATACGTTAGTAGCTGAAAGGTTTACTTCTGCAGGGTTTACACCCTCAGTTAGCGCAGTGGTAGCAGTTGCAAGAGGGGTGTGTCGTGTGTAGACAACAGTTTTACCTTCGTTTGCAGGGAGGCTACGCATTTGTGCGCCTTGGTTAAAAATGTATTCGTACTCAGCACGTGCAAGGAAAACCTTGTCGTAGAAAGTACTCATTTCCTGGCTTAGGCCAGTTGTAGTTTGAACAGTCATTGTGTTATTTCCTTTGGGGAGTTATTTATGACCGTGTTACCGTCGAACTGTGCCGAGCTTTGCTTCCATCTCTGCAATAGAGAGTTCAGCAAACGGCTTCTCCTTTGACGTAATGTCAGAGTTTGTTGCATTTCCACGAGGAACAGCGGCCTGTTGCTTGTGGGCTAACGATTCGAGTGTATCTCGTTTCGCTTGTGACTTGACTGAGGCTGTAGCGCTTGTGTCGCCTGCTTTAGCCATAGCGTATGATGCTTTGAGTATTGCTTCTGCACTACCATAAAGTCCTGCTTCGGCTGCAATCTTTGTCATTTCTGACTCGTATTGGCGAGCCTCTGGGTTGCCGTCAAAGAAATCACGTATCTGGCCTTTTACTTCCATTGCGTTTAATCTTTTTAGCAATTCAGGGTCTTGTCCTGTAGCTTGTGCAACCTGCTCGGATGATTGATCGGACATGGAAACCATGCTTTTTTCAAGTTCACCTGATTTTTGGGTTGCTTGGTGCATTCGCTTCTCTGCTTCCATAGCCATTTTAATAGCTTTTCTAGCGTTGTCGCTATCTAGCTCCAAACCTTTAGCTTGTGCGAACTTTGACACATCGTCATCTTTGACGGGTGCTTGTTCAGCTTCGGTTTGTTGCTCTGGTTGGTCAGTTTCCTGAACCGCCTCTGTGTTGTCGGTGTCCACCGGTTGTGCAACTTGTGCGCCAGCGTCTTGTGCGACTACTTCGGTTGTGGTTGTTTCTTCTTCCATACCTTTTCCTTTGTCTTATCACTAGCCCAGAAGATGAGTTGGTTACACGGGCTAGTGTCTTTTAGACAGTTATTTTGACTGACCCCAACTCATCGTCTAGACTTATGATACTATTTTGCCTTGACCTCCTGCGATATAGCGATCAGCTCATTCTTAACCGAACGTATACCGGCAGCACGTGATGTGAAGTGACTAGCACGTTCAGGTTCGTTCTCTGCTTTCTTGTGTTCTTCATCAATAAGCCAATCCAACTTTTTAATAAACGCATCACCAGCGGGGCTAGACAGGTAATCACGGTTTAACCGCCGCAGTTCAGAGTTTAGCTGTGTGAGTTCGGTCATAGTTGTTCTGCTCCTGCGATCAGCTCTTGGACTTCTGGCGGCAAAGCTTCAATAGGTGGCAGTTCACCCTCTGTTGGCATAGCCTCCATAGGCATCTCTTGACCCATCATCGGGTCTTGCTGTGCCAAAAGTTCTTCTTGGTTTACCATCAGCATATCTACTTCGTCTGGGTCGAGGTCGAAGCCACGTTGCAACGCCAGTTTCTTTAGCTCTGGTTGGTTTACGTCTGGGTCGTTTAGGAAGGCGGCCAGTAGTTCCTTAGAGTTAGCGGCTTGTTGCTGTTGTCGTGCCTGTACGGTGATGTCTAGCTGTACACGTGGTTCGTAGTTGTCTTGGAAGTCCTTAGGGTCGAACTCCTCCCAGTTTGCACCTTTCTTGCCGACTACTTTGACCATCATCGGTTCTGTAACGTATAGCTTGACCATCTCAAAGACAATCTTTGCCATACGGTGAAAGTAGCCGTTCTCTATCTGTGTGACCTTTAGGCTTATGCGCTGACCAGCACCAGCTATCTGTGCGTTGATCTCTGTAGCAGTTGCAGAGCCATTGTTAGAACCACCACGCACCACTTCGTTAGAGGCTGTGGTTTCACGGATCTCTGCTTTAATGTTCTGACGTTCGTTAAATGCGTCCATCGGTGTGTTGCCCTGTGGGATTGGTCGGACAGCGTAAGGGTAGACAGCACCGGGGATACTTTCCACTTCGTTAACCTTGTCGGCGTTGCCTGGGTCTACCTCAAACATCGGGTTCAAGTTAAATGTAATTGAATCAACGTACTGGTTTGTAAGGTCGTTTAGTAGCTCTTGCTCATCTGCAATGAAGTCTACCTCGCCCTTAGCGTAGAATAGTGACTCATCAACGTAGTCACGAGCGTCTGCAAATGGCAAGATACCCTTAGGATATTTAACACCGTTAGCTTTAGCTTTAGCTTTGTAGTAGTTTTCTGTATCTTCAATGGCGTACTTACGGTTGGCGATAGAGATAACCCTATCTTCCGTCCAGTATTCAATGACTTCTATTTGCGTTTTTTGGGCATCTTCAACGGTTGAACCATACCATAGATCTTTTTCTTCTTTGTCGGTGTTTTCATTGCTCTTACCTCCTGTTATGTCTTCGGGCACTTTATACTTTTTCTTTAGCGGGTAGTTGCCTTCTTTATCTGGCTTACCGTCAAGGTCTACAATCTCATAGCTTTCTAGTTCTTCTTTTGTGGTCAAGTAGCGCCGTCCACAGTAGCGTGTGCTTTTTTCGTCTAGCGTTATTGAGTCGGGGCTGATGAAGAAGTCCCTAAGCGGAACGTTGATAAGCACAGGGTGGTCAATATCCCAAGTGAAGTAGTCTACGCCAGTACCAAGCTTGAGCATACTACGCCCAGTGTTAATGACCTTTAAGCTCCACTGGTCTTTATCCCAATAGTGGTCAAGCAGAGAGTTAAGAATCTCTGTGTCTTGGTCTGGTTTGCTTTCTGGTTGGTCATAGCGGAACTTAGGGCGTGAACCAAATAAGGCTGAAACCATAGTTTCAACCGTTGAGAATGTCATAGGAACAAAGGTGTCTGTGATACCTTCGTATGATCGGGCTGTTCGTTGACCGTTGTATAGGTAGTGGTTACGTTGCCATCGGTCATGCCACGAACTCTGGGTATACTTCCAAGATGAATTAAAGTCATTAACGACCATTTCAACGTTCTTGGCTAATGTTGTACCCTTTGATTTTGTTCCCTTTGATTTTGAATATGCCAATGTATTCCCTACTAGCCCTAGCTACGCACATTATACCATAAGTATTAAAAACTATGAACTTCTTTTGTATTTCCTGTTGACCATTGCTTGGGGCTTATAGGCTACTGGATTTACTATGGCGTTTGAGCTGTAGTTTACAGAGAAGTATTCTGTGGCCGTGCGTGGGTGAGAAGTCCAGTCGTGAATGGGAAGCCTGATTGCAGATGTTGATTGAGACGTGTCGGCTCTTGTTGGGTAACGTGCGTTGTCCATTGCCTCAATCCAATACTGTGTGCCTCTCGTGTCATTAACCTCGATACCCTGTTGTAGTAGAACCTTTGTTTTCTCTCGTCTGTCCTTAAACTTGTTTGACTTAGTGTTTGTTTGTACATACACCCCGATTGACTGCAGCTCTTTGTCTACAGAGCTTAATTCTTTAGATGACATCGAGCGCTTAACAACGTCGGGGTCGCCGTAATGTATTGCTTTTTTGAAGTCTTTAACGTGGTTAATGGTTTCCAAATCTTCACCGCTGTATTGAAACAGGCTGTCTATTGGCCTGCCAAGTAGGGGGAATGTCCACTGTATAGGCTTATCTTCTTTTACGAATGAATCAACTAGGCGCATCTTTGCGTTGTCTCTGTTCGGTTGCCACCACTGTATTGCCGTGCCGTCTAGCCCAAAGTCCCACGCAATATACAGCGGCCAGTCTGGGTTATATGGGTAATTGCCCACGACCCTGTTTCTAGCCTCTGGGTAAACAACTCCCGCTGTTGAGCCTTCCCAGTCAATCATAATCTCTCTGTTAAAATCTTCTGTGCTGCGACGCTTTCGTTGATTGGCAAGCCACGCTTCGTCTTTTCTGGGGTCTAGGCTGTAGGGCAGGGTAATCAGCTTGATTGTTTCGCCGTCCTTGCCAAACCTAAGACGCTTTGCCTTTGTGTTGGGTCGTATGCCGGGTGTAGTAACCACGATGCGGCAATTGGTTGTGTCTGCGGTAGAACCCCAAGCAGAGTCGTCGTTGTCCCAAAACGCAAACTCGTCTAGTAAGATAGCCTTTTGTCGGCCACCACGTGAGAAGTTTGGGTTTGCAGACTCGCCGCCAATCACGTTACCTAGCTTCGGGTTTCTCAGGCTCATATAGGTTCTGTGTACCTCTGGGTTGTATCCTTCTGGCAAGATAATGGTTGGTATGCGGTTAAGCATATAGTCGAGCTTACCAAACAAAGACTCTTCCTTGTTCGTTACCTCACCCTGCACCTTAGCGCCCGTGTTGTCTACAATGTCCTGCTTGCGTGAACCCATCAAGAAGTTGGAAGCGTCCACATATAGCCAGTACCAAAGCATAACCCCGGCAACAGTATAGGTAACGCCCATCTCTCTTGTCTTGTCTACGAATATGTCATACCCATTGTCGATAGCATCAACCAACTGCAAGATTAAGTCTTTTTGAAAGTCAAACGGATTAAAAGGCAGGTGTGATGGAGTAACCTTGGGGTTAAACGTGTATAAGAAGGTCTCAAAGAAAAACACAGGGTCTTTACTAGCCCTGATGTTTAGTTTAAGTATCTTTGCTTGCTTTATTTGTAGATCGTTCGATGATTGCATCTAGTTCTTCTTCCGTTGCATTCCTGTTAATCTCGCCGCTGTGTTCTACCTTTGTTTGGTCTACCCATCCGAAGTTGTTCTTGGCATTGAAGATAAGACCAGGGGTGAATGTCTGTTTGTCGTTCATTCGTTCCTCGATGTCAGCCTCTACTTTTTCCCTAGCTTTCTTTATAGTGGGAAAAAACCGCTCGTCTTTGGAGTAGTTAAGTAGTGATCGTCTGTCCATATCAAGTGCTAGTGCTAACCCACTCATCGTATAAGGCGCTGGGTTAATAACCTCTATAACTCCGTCTGCTTTAGCACTGTAAATATGTTGGATTCTGTTGTCGCAATATAGGAAGTACTCTTCTATAATCGAAGCTACTTCATCCACGCTTGTGTAAAGCTTTGGTCGCCCTCCTGCGTGTTTAGGTTGGGCTTGAGTTGTAGGTATATCCTGCTCTGCCATAGTGAGGGTATTATATCACGCTTTAGGTTTAACTAAAAGTGTCCTGCTACATCAAGGAATATACAGATGGCAAATGCTAGTAGCCACCATGCTGACATGAATCCCATAATAAGTCCGATTAGTAAGAATGCTATTGTGCAGTAGATTGTCATAGTGTCCTAGCCTTTATGTCTTTCCTTATGTCCTTTAGTGTCCGATCGTATTCAAAGTGTAGGTTGAACTTAATCTCTTTACTCATTGTCTTATTATATCCTATCGTCTTGCTTTACGGTTGAGGTGATCTCTCGGAGTCTTGACCAGTCTATCTTGCCTTTGTACATTATGTGGAGTTCGGTGAGGTTAAAGCGTTCTTTGAATAGCTGTTTAATACGCTTGATGTGGGTGTGGTGTATTTTCATTTACTTATTCTCCTTGGGGGTTAGCTGGGCGAAGCGTTTTTTCGCCTTTTCTTCAACGTATTCTCTCGGTGTCCCCTTAAGCGGTTCGTATGGGCTTACTGTATTTAACTCAGTAACAAATTGTTTTAGCTCGTCTATCCTTGCTTCGTTTGTGGCTCTGTCCATCATTCGCTGGTTGTAATACTTTTCGCCAGTGATAAATGTATAAGAGTCAGACATTTTTATAATGTCCATTTTCCGCTTGACCTCTTTCTCGGTGTGTAGGGTGATGAGGTTCATAAGTCTGTCTATCTGTTTTTCTTGAGCGTGGCGAACCATCTCATTTATAGCAGAACCGTTTGGTGGCTCTATTCCATCTGGGTATCTGATAAGTATTAGCTTTTCTCGTAGCTCTGTATCTTCTGGTGTGGTCATAGTAGCTCCAATAAATTATCGTTTAATATCTTTTTCTGGGTTGGTGTCAATTCAACTGTGTCGATAAGCCCCGTGTCTACATCTGGTGCGTCGGCAAAACGTATTATCATAGTTTCCTCCTTTAATTGATACGGACAGCTAGTGTCTGCGTGGGTTGGGGTATTGCAGTAGGTGCAGTAGATCTTAGTCATTGAGCCAACTGACTGCTTTGTAGTCACGTTCGTTCTTGTAAGCTTCCATACGCTCTTGATCTTTGGATTCTGAGTATTGTATCAGCCCAAGGTTGAAAAGTTCCCTGCGCCGCCTTGTGATAGTTTCGGGGCGGGTAGATCGTGACAAGTTCCAGTAAAGGCTCTTGCTGTCATCCCAGCCGTCGTACATCAACCAGTAGTTACTAAGTAGCGCTGCGTCATCGTTTGCTGCCTCTGGGTAAAAGGTTATAACCTGTAGTACCCTGCGCTGTATTTTTCCAAGGTCTTTCATAACCACTCCCCAAATATAAGTTGCTTGTCGCAGGTATCGCAGACAAGGGTGCGCTCTGAGTCGTCGTTGATCCATTGGTGGCTGTCGGTGTCAAAGTTAGCTACGAGTACGTCTTGGTAATCGGCGGCTGCGTGGTTGCATTCATCGTTTACCCAGACTGAGATCTGAGCTTCATCTTCTACCTGCCTGATGGTGAGGTGGGTTGTACCGGTAAGCTTGTCGAGGGTATCAACTAGAG